GGGGGCGCTGGCCTCCGGCCTGGTGACGTGGCTGCGGGGGGGGTGGCCCTGGTTGAACGGGTTGCGGCCTGACGTGCTGCGGATCGTGGTGATCGCGGGCACCGGCGCTCTCACCGCCGCGATCGGCGCGCTGGCGATCCTGTTGCAGGCCTGGTATGGCGACGCGGCGTTGCCCGCGACCGCTCAGGACTGGGTTGGGCGGCTTTGGCTGATCGCCTCCACCGCGGGGCTCGGTGGGCAGATCGCGCACAAGATCGCTACGGAGAGACGGTAGCGGGCCATGCGCGCGCGCTGGGTAGCGATGGCGGAGGAGTACCTCCGGTGCTGGAACCAGACCAAGGCTGCCATTGCGGTGGGTTACCCGTCCGGCCGGGCGCGGAAATCCGCCTCGCGGGTGTTCGCGCGCCCGGAGGTGCAGGCCTACATCGCAGAGCGGATTGCGGAGCGGGCGATGACCGCCGATGAGGTGCTCGCGCGGCTGGCGGAGCAGGCGCGGGCGGAGTACGCGCCCTATCTGTTGTCGAGCGGCACGGTGGATCTGGAGAGAATGCTGGCCGACGGACGGGGGCATCTGATCAAGGGGATCAAATGGGACCGGGGTGGGAACCGGATCGTCGAGTTTCACGACGCCCAGGCGGCGTTGGTGCACCTGGGGCGGCATCACAAGCTGTTCACGGATCGGACTGAGGAGGATGTTCACGTCACCCTCGAGGGGGCACGAGAGGAGCTTGAGCGTCGCATCGATCAGTTCATGGCCCGCCGAGACGCGGCGAGCGTTCCTGCAGAGCCTGAGTGATGAAGAGGCGCTCGCTCTACTGTATGACTGGCACTTTTGGGCGAGGCCGGAACAGATGCCTCCACCGGGCAACTGGTTCGTGTGGCTTTTGCGCAGCGGGCGCGGCTTTGGCAAAACGCGCACCGGCGCGGAGTGGGTTCGACAGAGAGTACAACAGGGGTTTCGGCGCATTGCCCTGGTGGGACAAACAAAGGCGGATGTTAGGGACACGATGATCGAGCTGGGGGATTCGGCGCTCCTCAACATCTATCCGCCGGGGATGCGTCCGGTGCATGAGCCGAGCAAGCGGCGCGTGGTCTGGCCCAATGGGGCGGTGGCGATCGCCTACTCGGGGGACGAGCCGGATCAGCTGCGCGGGCCGCAGCATGACACGGCCTGGGTAGATGAGCTGGCCAAGTTCAAGTATCCGGAGGAGACCTGGTCGAACCTGTTGTTTGGGCTGCGCATCGGGGCGGATCCGCGGGTGGTGGTGACGACGACGCCGCGCCCGATCCGGTTGATCACGGAGCTGCGCAGCCGGCCGTCGACGATAGACGCGCAGTATCCGACCGACGCGAACCTTGCGAACCTCTCGCCGACGTATATCCGGGAGGTGATCGAGCCGCTGCGGGGCACGCGGTTGGGGCGTCAGGAGATCGATGGAGAGATTCTGGAAGACACGCCCGGGGCACTCTGGACGCTGGGGATGATCGACGATTGGCGGGTGGCGCGGGCGCCTGATCTAGTTCGGGTGGTAGTTGGGGTGGACCCGACAGCGACCACAGCGGGGGATGCGGTAGGCATCATCGCGGCGGGGTTGGGGATCGACGGGCACGGGTACGTGCTGGCGGACGACTCGCTGCACGGATCGCCGCACACGTGGGCCTCGCGGGTAGTGCAGTCATACCACGCTCAGCGGGCCGACAGGGTGGTCGCGGAGACCAACCAGGGCGGAGAGATGGTCGAGCAGACGATTCGCACAGTGGACTCGAGCGTGGCCTACAAGGGCGTGTTCGCCTCGCGGGGCAAGCGGGTGCGGGCGGAGCCGGTGGCCGCGCTGTACGAGCAGGGGAGAATCCACCACGTGGGCGCCCTGCCGGAGCTGGAGAGCGAGATGACCACCTGGGTGCCGGAGGATCGGGACAGCCCGAACCGGATGGATGCGCTGGTGTGGGCGTTGACCGAGTTGTTCCTGGAGCGGCCGGCAGTGGCGCCAGGAGTGGTGAGTTTGGCGGAGCGCGTGACGATCAGCCCGTTCTAGGGGGACATAAGTGCCGGGAGTGATGGAAGGGCTACGGGAAACAGCGACACGGCTGTTGGGCGCCTTGGTTGGGGCCGCGGCCAGTGTGTCTGTCGCCCCCGACATCTCACGTGGCTACGAAATGCGGGAAAGCATTCCAGAGCTAGAGATGTCGCTGGCAGAGGAAGACGCCGAGTGGGTGCAGTTCTCTGCCTCCTTCGGCGGTGACGGCGAGCTTTCCCGCGATGCCATCCAGAAGATCGGACGCTTCGCGCGGCTGTACTGGCTCAAGAACCCGCTCGTCCGGTCAGGTGTGGACACACAGGCGCATTACGTGTTCGGCCAGGACGTCACCATCCGGGCGGTTGATCCGGAGGTGAACGAGGTCGTGCAGGCCTTTCTGGACGATGCGCAGAACCGGGTGGAGTTCACCAGCCACCAGGCGCGCATGCAAAAAGAGACCGACCTGCGGCTCTCGGGGAACCTGTTCTTTTGCTTCTTTATCGATCGGCGCACGGGGCGCGTGCTGGTGCGGACAATCCCACCGGATGAGGTAGATGAGATCGTCTGCAACCCGGAGGACATCAAGGAGCCGTGGTTCTACCTGCGGGCGCACTCGCAGGTGGAGACGGATGGCCGCGTGGTGCTGGAGCGCATCGCGCATGTGGACTGGCGGCATACGGGAGCCGATTTGCCGGAGGCGGTGCGCGGGTACCGCGTGGATGCGGAGCATCCGGTGTACCACGTCAAAGTGGGCGGGTTCGGCGAGATGCGCTTTGGCGTATCAGAGGTGTACCCGGCACTCGACTGGGCCAAGGCCTACAAATCGTTTCTGGAAGACTGGGCGACGCTGGCGCGGGCGTACTCCCGGTTTGCGCACAAGCTGACGCTGCCCTCTACGGCCGCGATCCCGGCGGCGCGTGCCCGACTGGGAACGACGCTGGGGCCGGGAACGGGCGAGAGCAATCCGCCACCGGTGACCGGCTCGACGTTCATTGCGGCGCCCGGGGTGGATCTCTCGCCGGTGCGGATCGGCGGCGCGAATGTGAGCGCCGAGGACGGGCGGCGGATGCTCTTGATGGCCGCTGCGGCGCTGGGGCTGCCGGAGACGTTCTTTGGCGATACGCAGGCGGGATCACTGGCGACGGCCAAGAGCCTGGACAGGCCCACGGAGCTGCGGATGCGGGCCCGCCAGACGTTCTGGGCTGAGGTGCATCAGGACATTTTGGGGTACGTGATTGAGTGGGCGGTACAAACAGGGAAACTATCGGGGCAGGTGATCGAGGAGCCGGACGGCACGCCGCGTGTGGAGCTGGCGGTGGACCCGGAGACGGGCGAGCCGCGGGATGCCACGGTGCGGGTCGAGTTCCCGCCGATTCTCGAGCACGACGTGCCGGAGCGCGTGGGAGCGATTGTGGACGCGGCGACGTTGCGGGGGCAGGCGCCGGCGCAGGCGCTGGATGCATCGACGGTGAGCCGCCTGCTGCTGCAGGCGCTGGGCGTGGACGATGTGGATTCGGTGCTGGACAAGCTCTACCCGGATGGGGAGGACGCGGCGCCGGAGGGCGCAAATCGTGGCGAGGTGAACACGGAGGCCATGATGGTGGCCGCGGTGCGCGAAATGCGCGAGGCATTGCGGGGGATGGCCGGCGGTGAGCGGTGAGTACACGGCGCTGGGTACAGCGCTTGGCGCTGGGTACGGCACTTGGCGCTGGGTACAGCGCTTGGCGCTGGCGGAGGTGCTTGATCGTTTTCTGGAGGCTGCGGGGCGCGTGGCTCAGTGGCGGGCGCTGGCGCCGATCGAGCGGGCCTGTGCGCGGGCGCTGGCGGCGGCATTCCGGCTCCAGGGGCGAGTGTTCCTTAACAACTGGGAACCGACAGGGGATTGGGAAGCGGCCTTTGATCGGGCCGTCGCAGAGACGCACGAGCGATTCCGTGACGCGCAAGATCGCGCGGTAGAGGGGGCGCTCGCGGCGGGCATCCGGTACGTGGTCGGGGCCATGCAGCCGGCGGCGGAGAGCCTCCGAGAGGCGGAGCCGATCGCGGTGCTGTTCGGGGCACAGTTCGACCTGGCGAACCCGCGGGCGGTGGCCTACATCGAACAGCGCGGGGCGGCGCTGGTGGCGGCGCACGAGACAACGCGGGAGTACATCCGCACGGTGATCAGCCAGGGTGTGGCGGAGGGCTGGTCGTACGACCGGATGGCGAAGCGCATCACCGAGCGTTACCGGGAGTTCGCGGTGGGGCGGCCGCAGAAGCATATCGACAGCCGGGCGCACGGGATCGCGGTGACGGAGGCGCGCAACGCCTATGTGGAAGGCAAGGCGATCGTGGCTCAGCGGCTCCAGGCGGCCGGGCTGGATATGGAAAAGCGCTGGGTGACGATGGGCGATGACCGTGTGAGCGCGATCTGCCAGGCGAACGGCGATGTGGGATGGATCCCGCTGAACGATACGTTCCCGAGCGGGCACGCGCAGCCGCTGGCGCACCCGTACTGCCGGTGCGGGTATGAAGTGCGGCGCGTGGGCAGCGAGAGCGAAGACGCGGGCGCGGAGACGGAGCCCCACGTGCTGGGCTATACATGGAACCGGGAGCCCTTTGAGACAGTTGCAGCGGCCCGGGCCGCAGGCGAAGCGGAGGGCGGCTGGGATAAGCATGAGAGCACGTTCAAGGATGAGTACCTGACACGGTTTGAGCTGGAGGATGATTTGGAGCGGACCATCGGCCTATGGGACACGCCAGAGCCGTCATTCAACGCCAGAGTGGTCGGCGATCCGAAACGCATCCTGGCGATGGCCAAGGCATGGGGCGCTGACTACAAGCAGGATGCGGTGGCTGTGCTGTTGCCGGACATGCAAGGGACCGGTGGGCGCCTTGTCTGGGACCTGGGGCGCAAGCTGAGAGATGAGGAGCTGGACACGCTGCTGGCGGCGGTGGCATCCGTGAACGAGAACCTGGCCGGCGCGGTTGCGCGGCAGCACGGATTGGACGAGTTCACGGTCGGGTTGACCGTCCGGCAGGATCGTATCGTGGAGTTCTGGGTGGAAGATGAGACTGGACGCATGGCCGGCACAGAGCTGGTAGGCGAAGCGATAGCGATAGCAGGGCTTCAGGTGACAGAAAGCCTGTGGCGCGGCGGGTATGCCTTCAGACTCCTGTTTAAGGGGAGCGACTACTGATGGAAGCGCAGGTTGATCAACGCCTCAGAAGGGGGCTCCTCAGGCGCACTCGCGGCCTCGGCCCGTTCAGCGTCTCGGCGCGCCAGCATCTTGGCCCAGAGCGCGGCCACGTCGCCGCCGTGAAAGACGTTGGCGATGGCGGTGATCAAAGCCTTGTTGCGGGGCGTTTGGTCTTCGAAGTTGCGGGAGAACTCTTGTGTTGTCACAGGCAAAGCATAGCGCATAACGCGCAGGTTTTCAAGGGGGGCATGATGGTGGACCCGAACGAGGCGGCAACGGATAGTGCCGAGGCCACGTCAGCCTGCCTGAATCAAGGGCTATAGGAGGACTCATGGACGTGAGGCTAATCGAGCTACTCGAGCGGCTGAATCTCTCGTTTGATGAAGTGCGGGAGCGACTGCAGGCGGCCGTGGCGAAGGCCTGGGTGCGCGATGTGTACGCAGACTGGTTCGTGTACCAGGAGGAC